AAATAAATCTATGATCCTAAGAAATAATTCAGTAAGTACTAAGTTATGTAGTGATTCACTACTTAACCGATATTTACGTTTATTACTGTGGATTAATAGAATTGCTTATAAAGACCCATATCTCAAGATGATGGAAAGGGTAATCCGTAACAAGAAAGATAATGGTAACAAGTGGTTAGTTTCGTACTTAAAAGGTGCGAAATTAGCGCTTGACCATTACTTGTCAGGGAATCCCATGAAATCACTTGGACACAATCCTAGAATTGCAATATGCGCCGGAATACCGTTGATAATACCCAAGGTACTTCACGAATCTATCAAGAAACGTGATCCTAGTGTTATCAGAGTTATTCAGGGCATTTTGAGTGTCTTTAGAATTATCCCTGTAAAGGGAGAATTAAAACTCGAAACTATTACTGACCCATTTAAAGGTATTTCTACCACATTAAATTGGACAAAAGTAGCTGGAGTTTGGTTAGATTTATTTGCGAGAAAACGGGGTGAAAATCCCGTTGGACGTTCTTATCTTCTAAACCTAAAGACTGCTGGACCTAACCATAAAATTTCTATTTTTGGTGCTGCGTCGGATGCCGTATTTATATACGGTACCAGACCAGACCTACGGGATTCCATACGTACACTGTCTCGTTATTTTAATAGTGATTTACATCACCAATTAGATAATGAGCTGGAGTATATGAAGGGAATAGAACCGAAGAGCAATAAAACCTTTTTAGAAGGTAAATTGTCAACTAAAGTAGAAGCTGCTGGTAAGGTCAGAGTATTTGCAATTTTGGATGTATGATGCCAAACCATACTTGAACCGATTCATAAACATGTCTTTTCTATTCTTAAACGTATAGAAAATGACGGGTGTTTTGATCAAGATAGACCCTTAAAGCGTCTACAACAGAAGAAGTTAATGACTACGTATTGTTACGACCTTTCGGCCGCAACTGACCGATTTCCAATAGACTTCCAAGTCCAGGTATTAGCGTGTATTTATACACGTGAAATAGCTGATGCTTGAAAGAATTTATTGGTTAATCGAACATTTACACTAAAAGCTTCGAAAGCTTTTGGCGATACGCAATCATTAAAGTATTCTGTTGGACAACCTATGGGGGCTTTATCAAGTTGAG